AAGTGCCAGCCACACTTGGGCGCACAATGAGCTTTCATGGTTATGTTTCAACCTTTGCCGCAATCAGCGGCATGATCCGCAAGATCACACAGGCTTAGCCTTAGGCGGGCAAACCGCTCATGGCAACATACAACACAGCGAGCAAACAACTATTAGATAATTTTGCAGTGCTTGCTACGCTCGAGCCATCACCTATTGAAATAGGGCAATCGGTAACGGTTGGCAGCTTAGGCGCACCATTTAACGGCACTTTCACAGTGCTTGCATGCCCACAGTTTTTATTTACTGGGGTGGATGGTGCAACCGGTGAATTCATGTTTGATTTTACAAACCCAGTGCCTAACCAAATCCTTTACGCATGCACAGGCGATGATGTCGAGTTTGTTGCAACCTTTGCCGGTGTCATTACTTACACACAAACATGCTCATGGATCACATCAACCAACATCGAGGATTGGTTAGGTATAGGCACAGCAACTGCAGCTGATACAGCGTTTTTAACCCAATGCGCGGCAGCTGCAAACGCATTTTGTTACAGGCGCAGACAAGAGGCAGGCTATTTTGACAGCCTCACAACCTCGCCTAGTGGTGATGTAACGCTGGGCACGATCATGTACGGCGGCAATCTTTACAGGCAGCGCGGCGCAGTAACAGACTTTGCAAGCTTTGATGGCATGGCAGCCGGCGGCACAAACGGGCTTTCACCAATGATCAAACAGCTGTTAGGTGTAAACAGGGCAACGGTTGCCTAATGCCAGTTGCCTACACAGACCTGTTCAATGTGGCGCTTGATAATCTGACAACAAGCATTGGCGCAATTTTGGGCATCAGCGTGGTTAATGATCCACGAAACGCAAACCCGCCATGCGCTTTTATAGATGCACCTAGCTTTACAGGCTGGAATTACAACATAGTCAAAATGGCTTTTCCAGTGCGCTTGATAACGCTTGGACCGGGCAACCTTGACGCACAACGAAACCTTTTAAACATGATGAGCAAATTGTTGCAAGCCAATTTAGGGATTACGGATGGCAGACCAACGGTAGCTATCATTGGCGGCGCAGAGTATCCCGCCTATGATGTAACTGTAAACATGCAATCACAAACGGCTTAGAGGTAAAACATGGCAACATACATTGTTACAAGCGACAGGCTTGCAGGCTTCAAGCGCGGCGATCAGCTCGATAGCAAAGACATTGATGGCGACATTGAGCACCTAATTGAAGCCGGGCACATATCCCCACAAGCATCAAAAAAATCTGCTAAAACTAAAGACACAGACACAGAAAAGGAATAACCCAAAATGGCGACAACCGTTTATCTCTCAAACCCGGCACTCACGATCAATGCCGTAGATCTCACAGATCAGGCAACAAGCGCAGTGCTCACATACGCATTTGATCAGCTTGAAACAACCGCATTTGGGCAGACCGCTCGAAGCTTTGGTGCAAGCACAGTTACATCATTACAAAACAACACATTTGAAGTTGAGCTTTTTCAAAGCTATGCAGCAAGCGAAACCGAAGCCAGCATTTTTAGTTTGGTAGGCATTCAAACAACAATCACGGTTTCAAATACTGCAGCCGGTTTAGTAACCCCAACTGCAACTTCGCCAAAATACACGCTCACAGGCGCTTACCTTGCAAGCCACACACCAATCAATGCAACTTTGGGTGAGCTCAGCACTATCACGCTGACTTTTACAGGCGGCACACTGACCAAAGCTGTCGCATGATCTCGCGGCTTAAGCCGCTGAGAAATACAAACGCAAGACCGCGAGAGCGAAGCCTTGCCCGAGAAAGGAAACAAAATGCAATTAACGCTTAAAGCCGTATTTACTGACGGCACAACGCAAACCATTGAAACCAATTTGGCAACTGTGGTTGCATGGGAAAGAAAATATAGGCGCAAAGCATCCGAAATGGCATCCGGTATCGGTGTTGAGGATCTTGCTTTTATGTGTTACACAGCATCACAAAAAGCGGGCGTAACTGTGCCAGCCACACTTGATCTTTACATTGACAAACTGCGAAACATCGAGGTGGTAGATCAGAACATCCCAAAAGTAGGCGAGGAAGTTTAAGATATGCGCTCGCCGAAATCTTGGTTGCTACAGGGTTTTGGGGTGCTGAAACATTTGAAATTGATGATGTGAACACCGTGATCGAGATCCTTAACAGACAAAGCCGGGCAAAATAATGGCTTACACAGCGCGCATTGAAGTGCATGGCATTAAAGAAGCATTGGCTGAGCTCAATAGCTTTGATCCAAAATACCGCAGGCAGGTAACTAAAGACATTGCTAACGCTGGACAAAAGATTATTGTGAGCGCTCGAGACATGATCAAAAACTTTGATAACAGCGAAGGCAACGGTGCGCCGCTATCGGGCATGTATAAATCAAAGCTTGTAAAAGGGCGTGATGTGTATTGGGATAACAACACTGTGCGCGCAGGTTTTAAAGTAAAAGTTGGTGCAGCTGCACAACGGCAAAGGCTTGTTACTTTTAAAGATAAGTTTGATCCTGAAACAAACCCGCGTGAAAGCCACAATGTGTTATTCAAGGCAAAGCCTTATCAGTTGATGGTGATCCAACAAAAGGATGCGGCAGGCGCAATCTATGATCATGCCGGCAGGCGCACCAAAGGCATATTTGTAACAAATCTCAATGCTGAAGTTGGTTTAGAACCACGCGCAATTGATCCAGCTGTGGACATGCACAAAGAAACAGTCGAACAAGAAGTGCTGGCAATCGTTGAAAAAGTTATGGAAAAGTTAAACAGAAATTTGCAGGTGCGCTATGGCAATTAACATCCCAATCATCTCAAGCCTTGATAGCAAAGGATTTGAAAAAGCAGCGCTTGAGTTCAAAAGCCTTGAAACAAACAGCCAAAAAGCTGGCTTCGTTATGGAAAAAGCTTTTTTGCCGGCTGTGGCTGCGCTTGCTGGGTTGGCTGCCGCTGCCGCTTTTGGTGTTAAAGCTGCGGTAGAGGATGAAGCCGCACAAATGCGGTTGGCTAAAGCTTTGCAAAATGTTACTGGGGCAACTGATGGACAAATAGCCGCAGTTGAAGCATCAATAAAGGCTATGTCTAGGGCTACAGGTGTTTCAGATGATGAATTGCGTCCAGCTTTTGCATCATTAACTAGAGGCACAAAAAATCTTGCTGATGCAAATGAGGCGCTTAGTTTGGCAATGGATATCAGCGCGGCAACTGGGCAAGATTTGCAAGGTGTCAGCGATGCGTTAGCGCTCGCCTACGGCGGTAACACTAAAGCCCTTGCCAAATTAAGCCCCGAGCTAAAAGTTGCAATCAAAGAGGGTGCAAGCCTTGATCAAGTAATGGGCATGCTTACAAAAACTTTTGGCGGATCAGCTGCAGCGGCAGCAAACACAGCTGAAGGGCAATTCAGAAAGTTTAATGTTGCAATCAAAGACGCTAAAGAAGCAATAGGTGTTGCCTTAATGCCAGCGGTCGAAGCAATATTGCCGCTGCTTATCAGTTTTGGCGATTGGGCTTCCGAGCACACAGGCATCATTACAGCGCTGGGCGTAGCAATTGCTGCAGTTGCTTCAGCCATCGTTGCTTACAAAACCGCGCAGGTGCTCGCTAACGCGGTTACGGTTGTGGCTACCGCACTCAATTTTGCTAACGCTGCCTCGCTTGCTGCGGTTGCTACAGCGGGCACAGCAGGTGTTGCTGCGGCAACTATCGCAGCGGGTTTGGTAACTGTTGGCGCGGCAATGCTCATATTCAAAAACCAAAACAAGGCTGCAGCCACAGCCACCACAGGGCTGGGCGCGTCAGCTAAAAGCACAGCTAAAGACATGGGCAGACTCGGTTTCACGCTCGATTACATACGCGGCACAAAAATCGCTGAATACATGGCTGAAACAGAAAAAGAAACAAAAAAAGTTGCAACCGGCACAGGTAGCGCAGCCGATAAAGCAAAAGAACTTGCAGACAAAACAACTGAAGCCGCCAAAGCATTGCGTGAATATATGGGTGCGGCACTCGATGACGCTAAAGCCAAACTAGATAAAGCCCAAAGCGCTTTTGATAGTTTTAGCGGATCAGTTGCACAAGTCATCACGGATGCACTTAATTTTGGCAAAGCATTTGAGGAAGGCGGCGAGGATGCCGGCACAACCTTTTTTAGTGCGCTACAAAAACAAGCTGACAAAACAAAAGAATTTGGTGATTTAGTTGAGCAATTGCTTGCTGCGGGTTTGTCTCAAGATGCGTTGCAACAAGTCATTGATGCCGGCATAGATAGCGGCTCAGCAATCGCCAAAGAGCTTTTAACATCATCAGAAAATGTTTTGCGGGCAAACACCCTTGTAGAACAAACACAAGCCATCGCCCAGCGCATAGGTGAGCTATCAGCACAAAAGTTTTATGGGGCAGGCGTATCAAATGCCAAAGCATATTTGCGTGGTGTCGAGGAAGCGTTAGCGGCGGCAGAAGGTCGCCTATCGCGCAAAGGTATTAATTTTGCGGATGTTAAAGGTATCAGCACAAGCTTCACGGAAGCGATCAGCGCGCCAAGTGTGTCGCCTGTAGTGATGCCAAACATTGATGAGTTAAATTCTCGGCGCGGTGGTGGTGCGGTAACTATCAATGTAAACAGCCAGCTAGCAACAAAAGCTGAAATTGGGCGAGCCGTAACCGATGGCATGCGCGCTTTTAATCGCGCAGCCGGTCCAGCAAATTTTGATGTTTGGAATTCGTAATGGCTGGGGTAGCTGTAGTTGGCTCAGGTAACTATGAGCTGTTCATTGACACCGGCTTTTTAGTTGATGCTTTTACTTTAAATGATCCGCTGCGCGGTTTATTAAACGATGCAAATTATGTTTTAGATGGCACAACAGAATTTGCTGGCGTGCTCGATGGTTGCACAAATGTTTCAGTAAGGCGCGGCAGACAAGATCAAGGCGATCAATTTGCACCCGGCACAATGAGTTTTACATTGCTAGACACCACAGGAATTTTTAACCCATTCGATCAAAATTCGCCTTATTTTAACACCGCAGAAGCTAAACCCGGTTTAGCACCATTGCGTCGCGTCAAATTGCAACGCTACGATGCCACAAACACAGCGCAAGACATTTTTAACGGCTACATCATTAACTATGATTACAATTTTGCGCTCGGCGGTTTGGACACAGTAACGGTTTTTTGTGCTGATCAATTTTATTTGTTAGCGCAAACCGTCATGAATGAATTTAATGTGAGCGAAGAATTAACTAGCACCCGGCTCGAAGCTGTGCTAGATCTACCTGAGGTAGCTTTTCCAGTAGCGCAACGCAACATTTCTACAGGCACACAAACACTTGGCGGCGCGTCAGCTTTTACAGTTCCTCAGGGCACAAATGTTTCACAGTATTGCTCACAAATAAATCAAGCCGAGCAAGGCAGATTGTTTATGACACGCTCAGGCGATCTGCGTTTCGAGCCGAGAATAGGCAACACGCTTAGCGCACCCATTGCAAGTTTTCACGATGACAACACAAACTTCAATTACAACGGTGTTGGCATAAGTTTTGAAGCGGATCAAGTAGTTAATCGGGCAACCGTAACCATCGCGGGAAGTAACAGCCCACAAACCGCAGATGATGCAGCAAGCCAAGCAACCTATTTTGTGCAAGCGGTAAACATCAGTAACAGCCTTTTGCACAGCGATGCTGCAGCGCTTGAGCTTGCACAGTACTTGTTAGAGCCCGAGCCTGAAGCCCGTTTCACAAGCGTTGAAACCCAATTCAACATGCTTACAACCGCTCAAAAAGAAACACTGGCAGCCATCGAAATCGGCAACACAATCAGCATAGAAAAAACCATTGGATTAACTCAGCTTGCCCAAGAGCTTGCCATTGAAGGCATCGAGCACTTTCTATCTTTTGATGCCGGGCATTCAATTAGGTTGTTTACTAGCCCCACCACAGTGGTTTATGAGCTCATTTTAGATGACGCTATCTACGGCATCATTGATGCACTTAATGTTTTAGGATAATGTAAAGGACTTATGGCTACACCTACGACACTTCCAGCAACTTTTGTTAGCGGTGATGTATTGACTGCAGCGCAGATGAATGATTTGCGTGGCGCGTTTCGCGTTTTGCAAGTCGTAAACGCTACTTATTCAACTGCAACTTCTAATTCTACAAGCACTTATGCTGACACGGGTTTAACGGCGACAATTACGCCTTCATCAATGAGTAGCAAGATTTTGGTTTTTGTTAATCAGGCTGGTTGCGGTAAGGAAACTAATAATGTTTTTTTGCGTTTGCGTTTATTGCGTGGCGCTTCGGAAATAATCAAGTTTGAAGATGGCGCAGGTAAAAGTACGGCAGCACAAGATAATTATGTTGGCTCGTGTAGCACAACATATTTAGACAGCCCTAACACAACTTCGGCAACAACTTACAAAACACAATTTTCAGCCAACGCAAACTTTGCACTTGTACGAGTTCAATATGAAACCAGCACATCAACTATCACACTCATGGAAATATCAGCATGACACACGAAGAACTATGCGCACTATTGTTAGAAAACGGTTTTGATAATGGTTGGGTTTTGTCAGGCACAGAACTTGTTTTGTGGGAACACGACGAAAACCCGCCCGCACCGCTAAAGAAACCACAACCAACAATCGAGTAATAATGACAAGCAAAAAAATTAGCAAAGCAAAACGCCAAATAGGTGACCAAACCACTAAAGGCGGCTTACTTGGTTTAATGATCTACGGGCTTAATGCTCAAGGTGTTGATCCAATGTTAATTTCGATGCTTGTGCCGGTTGCATCAAGTGTGTTGGCTTGGGCATCCACAAAGGTAGGCGATCCTGATTTAGCTTGTTTGTTTATTCCGCATGATGATGAGGATAAACCACAATCTTGAAGCCTTACATTGTCGCAAATCAGCCGGTTGTTAAAGCACCTCTGCCCGGCATGGATGAGTGGATTAGGCAGGCGATCAAATATTCAGATAATTGTTTGTGGAATAACGGCAGCTGGGTTGTGCGAAACATGAAAACTAAAGGCAAACAGCATTTAGTTTCTAATCATTCGAGGGGTTTGGCGGTTGATCTTTCTTACCGTTTACAGGTTAAACGGGAGCGCGGTAAAGTTAATGGTGAGAAACTTGCACTTGTGTTTTTGAATAAGGTTTTGCAAAACGCTGAAGTGTTAGGTGTGCAACTTGTGATTGATTACAACCGTAATCGCAGTTGGAAAGTTGATCGAGGCACATGGAAACCCGGCAATTTTGGTGTGGGTGATTGGCTGCACTTTGAGGCAGATCCGGATCTAATTAAGGATGTTAAAGCTGTGAAAAGCGCTTGGGATAAGGTTTTTAGCGTAATCCCGCAAACACTTTAAAACCTTTACTAAACTTGGATCACCATCCGAGAAAGGTTAGGTGCTTATGCCCTTATTAACTAAAACCGCTATTGCTATTTTTGCTAGTCTCACTTCGCTTTTTATTTTAAGCAAGCCGCCCGCGCCCACAGCTGAGGATCTACAGCCAAGCTATACAACCGTTTATGAGGCTTATGAAGCGCCTGTAGTGCCAACTACCCAAGCGCCCACAACTACGCTTAAAACGGCTCTAAAAGGCTGTGATGCCGTATTTGCGATGGCTCAGCAAGTGGGCTGGGATGCAGATCAGCTTGGCACACTAATAGCGGTTGCCCAGCGTGAAAGCCGCTGCCAAACTGACGCTTTCAACCCGGCAGACACCTATGGGCAATCTTATGGCGTGATGCAAATCAATGATTTTTGGTGCAAACCATCACGCTATTTCAAACAAGGCTATTTGCAAGCCTACGGTTTGCTCGATACATGCCAAGATCTGTTTGATTTGGAAACGAACATGCGCGCAGCGTTAAACATTTACCGTTATTCAAACGGGTGGCGGGCATGGGGTGGTAAATGAGGCACTTCATCGTTGCACTTGTTTTACTCTCATACACGCTTGTGATAGGTTTTTTAAATAATCATTAACTAGAGAAAGGGTTAATAATGTCCGAGAAATTTGATGTTGAAGTAATCAACCAACTGTGTGTGGTTGTGCGGCAGCGTTACGGTGAAAACGCGGTTGAGGCGCTTGTTGGTGCTTTATCAAGTGTTTGCAGTTTTCAGCAACTTGAAACGCTTTTGGCTAGGTGGTCTGAAAATGTCTGATGATTTGTATCAAGACCCGCAATTAAAAGCATTGATGCAAGTGATGCAAGACATCACAAGCAACAAAGTGCCGTTTTATGAGCCGCATGAGCTGGCAGCTCGAAGCACACTTAGGGCAATCCAATGGCAAATTGATGATCACAATGTTTTAGATGATGGCGAGCTGATTGATGTGCTTAATCAAGCGCGCATTGAAATCAAGTATTTGTCCAGCATTATTACAGATCTGCATGAGCGCATTAAACAACGCGACATTGAATTAGGTATTAAACAATTAAAACTTAATGAAAATGAAGTAGAAATTCAGCGCCTTGAAAGATTGGCGGCTAACAATGTCTGAACAGCTGGCAATGTTTGCGCCATCAAACGGGCTTGGCGGACACAAAGAGCTTTCCATTATTGATCGCAATGTGGTGGTAATTGCGCGAAACGCACAAACAACAAGCATCAAAGCGGCTTTGCGCGCCCAGCCACGATCCGGCACAAAGCGCAGATTGGTGTTTGACTATTTGCGAACACATGATGCAACCGATGAGGAAATTGAACGCGCTCTAAATATCTCAGGCAACACGGTGCGCCCAATTCGAGGCTCATTAGTTAAAGATGGGTTGATTGTTGATAGTGGTGCAAGGCGTTTAACTATCGCGGGCAATGAAGCGATTGTGTGGTCTGTGAAATGAGCGGTTTTAAGCTTGGCGATTATGTTGATGTGCCAACCCGATTAGCGATGGCGTTAAAAAAATATCCTGATTTGCGGATAGCGGAAAGCCGCCCACAAATAATTGAGGTTGATGCTCAAAAATATGTTGAGATTAGTTGCACAGTTTGGCGCGATGCAGAGGATCTTGTGCCGGTTGTGGCTTATTGTTGGGAACAGATACCGGGTAAAACGCCTTACACACGCGGAAGTGAGATGATGAACTGCAGCACAAGCTGTTTGGGCAGAGCTCTCGGCTTTCTTGGGCTGGGTATCGGCAAAAGTATTGCATCGCGTGATGAAGTTGAAACGGCACAAGCTCGGCAAACACCAACCCATTTGGCTGCGGTAGTGCCTATGCATAATGAAATGCTCGAAGTGCCGTTTCCAGAGGAAAAGCCAAGAGATTATGCGACACCAAAGCAACTGGGCATGATGCGCGCTTTAGCTCACGGGCAAGGCTTAAAAGGTGATGATCTTAAAAGTTTCTGCAGTGCCACTGTAGGGCGCGAAATAAACACAACCGGCGATCTATTGAAGCATGATGTGAGCAAAGTTATTGATGCGTTGAAAGCGTTGCCACCTAAATGAGCACAGAAAAACAGCGTGAAGTTTGGCGGCGCAGAGCTCGAGCGCAATACAAACGCACCAATGGGCTTTATCAAAAGCGGGCACACAGAAAGCATTACAAACCGCACCCCAAAGGTGTTACATGCTTAACAGGTAAACAAGCAATCGAGTTTATTAACAGCATCAAGCTTGAGCATGGCAGATGTGCGTTGCATCCGATTTACAACGATGGGCAAGAGTATGTGTGCACACCTGAAAGATTGCGGGCTTTCTGTTGGGATCACATCGAGCGCGGCAACAAACTTGCAACAATCTCACAAATGGTTGGTAGTGCGACACGCAAACAAATACTTGATGAGATCGCTAAATGTCAGCTGGTCTGCGCCAACTGCCATCAAATTAAAAGCCATGAAAACAAAGATTATTTACCAATCGAAAGGGTGATTGCGTTTAAAGATCAACTAACGCTGTTTGATGTGGCATAATCTGCCGGCACAAAAACTTAATAACGGGCATGGCTTGCATCAGTGCAATGATGTGTGCAACACGCGGAAAGCGCGGGTAGATGATCTATGTGGCGACACATGATCAAGCAAAAACGATATAAGAGTAGGGTGCTGCGCGAGGCAAAGCAGCGGGGGGTTTAGCGCACTAGGTTTAATCACACACAACACAGATTGACATACCGAAAACAAACCACAAACATAAGCTCGAGCACATGAACAACCAACACAAACTAGGACAAGGCGCAGAGCGCCGCGTCAGCACAAGCGAAGCGCGTGAGCCATGAGCAACAAACGACAAACACACAAACACAAACTCGCACAACAAACCCGCTCGGCTGCAGAATACAAACACAACCGCAAACTCATACTGCAAGACAAACCAAACTGCCATTGGTGCAACCAACGCACAGCCACAACCGCAGACCATTTGATTGAAGTTGATCGCTGGGATCACACACAACCCGGCATCAACTCGCTCGATAACCTTGTGCCAGCTTGCAAGCAATGCAATTCATCGCGCGGCGCACGATACGGCAACCTAAAAAAACTAAATATCTATGAGCCCGCGCCCAGCATAAACATCAACGCAAAAAAAAATCATGCAAACCAACGCATTTTTATGCACAACGGACATCAC